GTATATATGGATGGTAAATTGACTCGTTCATGTGTATTGCCATCTTTCTACAAGGTGGATGCAGGTGGTTATTCGGCCTATCTATTATCATTTGGAGGATTTGGTGGATTTATTGCTTCTACGTCAATGTATGATGCTGCACTAAATCCAGAAGCAGTTTATAAGAACTATATTGCTGGTCCAGAGCCAATTAACTCATTGGGCGACTGGTTCCGTTCTATCTTTAAATTTGGTGTAAATGTATCAGTTGATTCCAAATAAATACTATAATATGATAAATAGGAATGTCCGATACTAGTCTTTTTAATGGTCCTAAAAACAATACGGCATCATCGAATTCATCCAAGGGTTTGGTAGAGCAGACATTGTATGGTATTGCTCTCGTATTTGTGGTCTATGTTATTCTCTTTACGGCTGAAATGATCTATAGTTATCTGAATCGTTTGCATATGAATCGCACTGTATTATTGCCTTATACCTATAACATGGATGACAAATCCATTACCGTTGCACAAAATCCAAATGTGCGTGGCTCAAAACCTGTCGCATTGTCCGATAATGAACGAACTGGCGTTGAGTTTAGTTATTCATTTTATTTGTATGTTCATCCAGCAACATTCCGTCAGCAATATGGTCTGTTACATATCTTTCATAAAGGCTATTCAAATCCCTTCCCTTTGATGGGTCCAGGTGTATTTATGAGATCAGATATTAATACTCTTCGTGTCTATATGAATACATTTAAAGGATGGAATGAATACGTTGAAGTTCAAAATATCCCTGTATCAAAATGGGTTCATATTACTATTGTATGTCAGAATCATGCACTAGAAGTGTATATAAATGGCAATTTATCTCGTAAAATGAAGTTTGATGGATTTGCACCTTATCAGAATTATCAAGATATTGTTTGCTTTAGCCAACGCACTTCTAAATTAGAGAAAAGTAAGGTAGCATCAGTGGATGATAATGGATTTGAAACATTTGGTTCGATGAAGGGAATGTTGAGTCGCTTAACCTATTTTAATTATGCACTAACATATGGAGAAATTCATGTCCTAATGAATGAGGGTCCTTCGTCTGAAATGGATTCATCTCTAATGAATGATGTTCCACCTTACTTGGCGGATACATGGTGGTCTACTTCTTTTTAATTAGTAAATATCATTCGGTAATCACTCGGTAATCACTCGGTAATCACTCGATAATTTGAATAGATAGATATCTGTAGGCGTTGTAAAGCATACAGATATTTATTATGGATCAATAGCAATGCCTGGTGGTGGTCTCTTTGCATTAGTAGCCTACGGAGCACAAAATACATTATTAAGTGGAAATCCAGATTTCACTTATTTTTATAAAACTTATAAGAAATATTCGCATTTTTCGGAAGAATCTGTATCATCTGCGGTAGATGGTCCACAAGATCTTTCATATGATCAGCCCATTCAGATTCGATACAAAATCAAGCGTATTGCAGAATTAGTGCGTGACGTATATTTTACATTTCAATTACCCGATATTTATTGTAAATATATTCCACTTCCACAAGGTGACAGAACATCACAATATAATTTCGCATGGGTAAATTACATTGGATGTCATATCATTCAAAGTGTGGGATGCTATATTGGTGGTCAACGTATTCAAGAATTTGATGGAGCCTATTTAATTGCAAAAGCACAATGTGATTTGGATGATATTGCTTATAAAAAGTGGGAACGCCTTGTTGGTAATGTGCCTGAATTATATGATCCTTCTAAGGGAATCTATGGAGGTGGAACCACAGGAACAGGTTATCCTCTCGTTTATAATAATAATGGTCCATCTGGATCAACCACCAGTCCTGCCAATGTAAATCGCCCATCGATCGCTAGTAGAAGAATTCAAGTTCCAATACCTTTCTGGTTTTCCGAATCAACTTATGAATCTCTTCCATTGGTTGCATTGCAATATCATGAATGTGAGATACGTATTACATTGAGACCCATTCGTGATCTGTATCGTATATTGGATCGAAATGGAGAAATGGTTGCACCTGGGTATGAATACCATGATTCGCCGATCCCACTCCAACCTCAAAACTCGTATTATACTTCGGTGTCGGATATATCGGATGTTACAATTAACCAATTTTTAACGGATATTGGAACACCCGTTCCTTTATTAAATACATGGCCATTGCAGCCTCAGATTCAGATGACATATGTCTATTTGACGGATGAAGAGAGAACACAATTCTCTTCAGAGACATTGCAGTATTTGATTCGTCAGGTGACTCGATATGAGATGCAATCGGTTACACAGCGTCAATTATCACAACTTGATACACATAATCCGATTGAGCGTTTATTGATTTTACCGAGACGATCCGATTCAATGGTAGAAAGGAATGAGCTGATGAATTTGACGAATTGGGTAAATCCATTAAAGCCACCCTATTTAGCAACACAAGGTGGGTGGACACCTTATACCAATTTATCATCTTCATCCGGTCGTTTAGTATTAAATTCTCAGCGTAATATTCTTCGTGGATTAACTATTTTGGGTGATGGAAATCCATTACAAGAGGAAAAACCGATTGATTATTTCACCGATATTGTTCCTTGGAAATATCTACGGGGTAATCCTGTATCCGATATTATTGTATATCCATTTTCATTGGCATCTCCTACAACACAGCCCTCTGGTAGTTTGAATAGTAGTCGCATTAAACACTTTCAAGTGGATTTGAATGTATATCCTCTACCTCCGACGTCATTATATCATTATAATATTACAATATATGTTGAGAGTTTGAATTGGGTATCAATCGCATCGGGTATGGGTGGATTAAAGTATGCTCTATAATAATTGTAAGTGTGTGCGTTGTATTGTCATAATAAAGTATAGGAGAAACATAGGATGTCAAATTCTTTCTTTGATAAGTTAAAAAATAAGGTAACTTACAAGTTGAATGAGGCAGTAGAGGATCCTGCTGCTCAGAAGTATGCAGAAGAGAATAAGAAAGAGGAAGACAAATTTGAGCCTCCTGCTCCAGCAAATGATGATTTTTCTAAACTCAAAACATTTGTTGAAGAAAATAAAGAGGCTGTTACAAATGAGTTACTTCCAAAGGTGCAAGAATATATTGATCGTTATGGAAAACGTCCAAACGTAGATGTAAATAAAGAAAGGGATCGTTTGAATGGAATTTTAATGAAAACAATAATTGAAACAGGATCCTTTGATGAGGTGTCGTGGGCCTTAGATGACGAAATAGAGAAATCAGAAAGTGAGAATCCGAATCAATTTAATTATAAGAATATTCCAAAACAAGTATGGCGTAATATAAAACGTTATGGTCCAATTGTCTTTTTCCCATTAGTTGCTCTTATTTTGGCATCGATCGTAGCAAATGATTGTATTATATATCCGCCACAGGTTCGTTTAGCATTCTTTTTAATTACATTAATAGTCTGCCTATTATCAAAAGGGATTTTAACAATGGTTGCTTTGTTTTATATAGGTAAGAAGATATATGATTATTATATTAATGAGATGTCAGAGAATCCAAAAAGATTAATTATGCCAACAATGTTCGCTTTTCTGCCATTGATAACACATGAACATCCTAATCGTTTTTTGAATGGATTAGCACGACCATTCAAATATGGTGAGAATTATATTAAACGTGATGGACCAGAGTTAAAAAAACGCATGGAAATGTATCAAAAAGAATTGGATGATGCATTTCCCTATTTAGAAACAATTAAAACAAAGGATCCATTCAAGGGTCGTTTAGATAAGATAAAGAGTAATTTTGAGAACTTGCATTCAGCTATGGCACCGCCTGTGACTAGCACTTTACCACCTGTTATTCGCGGCCAACCGCCTGTGACTAGCACTTTACCACCTGTTATTCGCGGCCAACCGCCTGTGACTAGAACTCGACCAGCTGTTACTAACAATTTACCACCAGTAATTGGAATTCAACAACCTGTAGCTGAAACTCAACCACCTGTAACGGGAACTGAACAGCCTGTAACGGGAACTGAACCACCTGTAACGGGAACTGAACAGCCTGTAACGGGAACTGAACAGCCTGTAACGGGAACTGAACAGCCTGTAACGGGAACTGAACAAGTTTCTGCTCCGCCTGCTTATCCATCAACGGAAGAATCTGATATAAACAAGGCTTATTCACAAAGAATGATAAAACCTTCTAAGCCTGTTCTCTATGCGCCTGGACCTGCTCAATCACAACAGTCTAGTGAGGAGGTTAAAGCTGCTGAAGGAATAAGTCAAATCCCTCAAGATGTAAGGCTACAACCAACAAAATAAGAGAGCCTAAATAGACTGAATAGGGATCAGGTTCATATTTATGTCAGAAATTGAGGTATCTGTTGTTACACCGACCTATAATCGTCGAAAATTTATACCAATCTTGATAGAGATTTATAAGGGTCAAACCTATTCAAAACAAAAGATGGAATGGATTATATTAGACGATGGAAAGGATTGTGTAGAAGATCTTTTTAAAGCGGTAGTGGACGAATTACCAAATATTCGATATATTCGTTCATATGAGAAACTCCGAATTGGTGCAAAACGCAATATACTTAATCGTGAGGCAAGGGGTAATATCATTATAGCGATGGACGATGACGATTATTATCCTCCAGAACGCGTTCAAACGGTGGTAACTGCTTTCAAGAAAAATCCGAATGTGGATCTTGCAGGATCTTCTGAGATGTATTTGTATTATCATGATACAAAGAAGATTATGATATCAGGTCCATATCATCCAAATCATGCAACAAATGGAACAATGGCATGGAGAAAATCGTATTCAGATACACATTCATATAATGAATTTGTAACAAAAGCAGAAGAATCCTCATTCTTAGATGAGTATAAGAATCCAATGATTCAATTGGATCCATTGAAAACAATACTTGTTATATGCCATAGTGATAATACAGTAGATAAA